ATGGCTTACTTAGGACTCGGCGTTTCAGCCGACCTCATCAAGTCTGCAACATCAGCCGACGCAACCGAAGAGGTTCGCGCTGAGTTGCGTTCAGAAATCGTAAAGGCACTCGGCCTTGACGACACCACCACCAAGACCGCGCTGGCGGAGGCAAAAGAGGAGCTCGAACTCCTAAAGGCCGACCTCGCTGCAGTCAAGGAGATGGCAGTACCAGGTGGCCCAAGCCTGCGCATGTCGCAGAACCAAGCCACCAAATCAGCCCAGGTTGACCAACTGCGCGCAGAGGCGGATCGCTACCGTCGCACCGCTTCGCAGGTAATCGACACCGGACTTCGCAACGCCTACGTCGAAAAGGCTCTCAAGTTAGAGCAAGACGCAGACGCAATCGCGAAGAACTAGCAGTACCCCTAAACCCACTACCCATCTCATAGGAGAGAAAAATCATGGCAATTACTGCCCCCTCCATTGACGAACTCTTTGGCGGACTGCCAAAGGAACAGCGCCTAGACCGCTTCGAGGCTTACAAGTCGGCTTTGTCCGCTTGCCAGACTCGTGGCCGTGTAGAAGCAGCTCGAGGCGAAGCCTCATTTGAGCGCGGCGTTGGAATCGTCAAGTCTGCTGGCGCACGTCTTCGTGACGACCTCAGCAAGTCCGTATCCGCCGACCAGTTGGCCGCCGTTGAGTCTGCACTCGCCGGTACTGACATCGTCAAGGAATGGACCCTTACAAACCCACTTTCGGGTGCTCCATACACCAACATCGGTTTGGTTCCCTACGACCTCCAGCCAGCATTGGAAATGCTCGTTCCGAAGACTTTCATTCTTCGCAACAGCATCGCCCGCGTTGGTGCAGTTGGTCAGGCTTTGGAATTCCGTCGAATCCTCGGTGTTTCTAACTCCCGCACCGGCGGCGTTGGCAACCTGAACACATTCTTCAACTCCAACACCAACACCCAGTCATTCAACGGTGTCACTCTTAACCGTCCTAACCTCATCTCATACGCGGCTGACCGTATCGTTAAGCCTTTCGTTGAGCAGGGTATCTCGGACTCCGTGAGCCTCCAGGCTGAGTTCGCTGGTAAGGGCTACGCTGACCTCCGTCAGTTGAGCCACACCGCCGCGATCTGGTCACACATGCTCGGTGAAGAGAACAACATGCTGAACGCAGTTTCGACTGCTCTGCCTGTTAGCACCTCAACTGCCACCATCGCGCTTGACGCAACCGTTTCCGGTTCAGGCTTGCCCGCTGGTTCAGTTTCGGCTCAGTACATCACATTCCAGAGCGCCGCTGGCGAATCACAGGCCATCGTGCCTAGCGGTTCAGTCACCGCAGTTGCCGGTCAAGGAATCAAGGTTTCGGCCTTGGCAAACGTTCCTGCTGGTTGCATCGGAATCAACGTGTACGTCACCATCAGCTCAGTTTCATACAAGGGCTTCACTCCTGTTAACGCTGTAGGCGCAAGCCCAGCCATCTTCTCAGTAGTGACCGCTTTGCCATCGACCTCAGCCGACAACGGCTCTGCCAACGGAAACGTTTTCGGCGGAACCACCCTCGGAACCTCAGGCTACGACGGCTTTGTTTCAGAGTTGACCAACCCTACCTACTCGGGATACATCAACGCGCTTAACGGCACGTTGTCGACCTCCGAGCCTGGTGGAGACTTCCAGACCGCGTTCGTCTCGCTGTTCAACAGCGTTCAGGCTGACCCCGACTGGATCTTGACCACGGCTGCAGTTCGCCGCGAGTTGAGCAAGACCATTCAGAGCAACGCTTCAACTCAGGGCTACCGCCTCACGTTGGAGAGCGGCGCTGACGGCGTAGGCATCGGTTCAGTAGTTGGCGCTATCGCTAACGAAGCCACCGGAAAGCTCGTGGACGTAATGGCCCACCGCTTCATGCCTGCTGGTGTTGCAGTCATCCACTCCACTCAGTTGCCTTTCCCTGACTCGGGCGTAAGCACGACCGTCACGGCAAACAACGTTGTTGACCAGATGGTCATCGAGTGGCCACAGATTGGCATGTCGTACGACCTGTCGACCTACACCTACGGTACGCTTGCGTTCCACGCTCCAGCGTGGTCCGGAATCATCACCGGAATCCTCTAAACAGAGGACTCACTCGCTAGTGAATAACTAGCCATCGCGGGTTGAGCCGGTCAGAGTTTCCCCTTTCTCCTGACCGGCTCCCCGCCACTTCGCAAAGGGAGCATTAAATGAAAATCCTCGGTTCAAACCCAGGTCTCCAAGAAATCCAACTCGGAGAAGACGGCCCAATCAAGAAGCGCGACAAGGACGGCACGTTCCACGTCGACGACGCATTGGGTAAAAAACTCGTCAAGACTGGCGACTACGCAGCCACCGGAACCACGTTCCGAGGCGCTAGAGGCTACGTCTGCAATTCGTGCTACTTCACATCGCTCTTCCGTGACAAATGCGGTAAGTGCGGTTCAACAGATCTAACGCCAGAGGAATAAGTCATGCCAGGAGTAGTCGCACCGTTTATCAAGACCGAGGGAATCATCTCCCCCTACGTCAGCGTGACTGAGGTTCTTAACTCGGCCACAGCCGCTTCGGTGGACTTCACCAACCTTGTTCCAAACGCCAGCCTCAACGCTCAGACCGCCGCTCTCCAAGACCTCATCGTCAAGGCGTCAGCCAAGGCTGACAACTACTGCCTCGGAGCCTTGGGAACACTCTGCGCCACGGTCAACACCGAAAACGGTCGCTACTCAGCCAACCGCCTCGGGCAGTTCGTTATCCAGCCCTACTTTTGGCCCATCCTCGAGCTCAAGTCTTTCGAGTTCGGCTATGCGCCAGGGTCGGGCATGAACAACGTTCCACTCAACGACTCGAACACCTCGATTGAGCGTTATCAGTTCATCATCACCAACCAGTACGGCCTGAGCCAAGCCACCTCTATTGGCGGACTCAACATGGTCGGAGGCGCGTGGGGTGCAGGTCAGATGCAGTTCTGCCAGTACACCTACGTCAACGGCTTTGCCAACACATTCACCTCAGCCGCGATTACCGCAGGGGACACCTCGCTGACCGTGGACTCGGCTGTTGGCCTCTACGCTGGCATGACCGTCACCATCTGGGACGGAGCCAAGGACGAGCAGTTCGTCATCTCAAGCTCATGGGACGGCACTAGCCTCACCATCCCCACAGTCAGTCCGTTGATCTACAGCCACACCACGGACACCAACGTCTCGACCATGCCCTCTACCGTCAAGCAAGCGGTCATCCACTTCATCGTGGCTATGGCTAAAGAGCGCGGAGCCGGTGGACTGGTCATCAACGAGATGGGCGAGCCAGTCGGAACCAGCAGTCGCACCACCACCCAAGAGTACGACGAAGCAGCCGGTTATGACCTGCTCGATGACTTCATCCAAGTCTGGGGTCGTGCGTAATGTCTCGGGCCACAGTCCGTCAGGCGATTACCTCTTACCTAGAGAACGCCGACATCGAGTACCTAACGAGCGTGAAGCCGTTCCCACCCAAACTGACTTTGGAGGGCGAGTTCTACAACGGTGCTGACCCTAACCACACCTCGGGTTGCATCATCTTTTTATGGATTGAAACCGAGCGCGAAAACCGCATTGCTCTAGGTGGAGCGCACAATGGTCGCAAGGTCGTGGAATACTCGTTTATCCTCGATTGCTACTTTAGATCCGTTGAGCCTCAGGCCGAAGACGCCGCAGCTCAGAACGAAGCCTTTCTCGACAGCCTCATCGCAGCCATCCGCGCAGACCGAAACGCCGGTGCGCCTGGAGTGGTCTTTGTATGGGGAGAGGGTCCACACCCACAAGGCAACGGCCCCGACATCGAGGTCACTTCGTATTACCCGCGCAACCTCAAAGCAGGTTCGCAACTCACCCAAACCTATTCCAACATCCGCGTAATGGTGCTGGAAGAAATCGACTCATAAGGAGCATCATGGCTAAGTTCACATTCAACGGTGACGAGACTCTCATCTATTCCGACATCGACGGCGCAAGCCTCGAAGCCGTACCAGGTGAGACTTACGACATCAGCGAAGCACCCGACGCTCGTTGGAGTGGCTTCACCGCCCCCAAGACCGTAGACACCCCTGTAGAGCCCACAGAAGCCCCTGTAGAGCCCGCAAACCCAACCGCCTAACCCAACCCCCACAACCCAAAGGAGCGCCTTAAATGGCCTTTTTAGTAGCCAACAGTTATCTCGGACTCATCCAAGAGGCAACCCGAGGAACCACCCCAGCCGGTACGCCGGTCTACATCCCTGTCTTCTCGCCACAGGTGACTCCGATGCAGACGTTCCTGCGCGACGAGGCCTTGCGTGGATCACCTACTTTGGTCTACGACCAGGTGCAGGGTGTCCGTCACGACGAGTACGACGCGAAGTTCTACCTCTACGCTGACACATTCCCTTGGTTAGTGACCTCGGTTCTCGGTGGAAACGACACCATCTCCGGTGCTGGTCCGTACACCCACGTCATCAAGTTGTACAACAACGCGACTAACGGTTCACAGCCCAAGTCATTTACCATCATGGACTTTGACGGTGCGAACTACTTCACCATGACCGGCGCTCAGGCCGACAGCCTTGGCATCACCTTTGGAGCCGAAGCCGCAGCCGAAGCGACTGTCAAGTTCTTCGCTAACCCTTACACCTCAGCCACCAGCGCCCCAAGCCCATTCACGAGCTTGAGCCTTTCGACTGAGCACATGATTCCTGCTTGGGACACCACCATCTCAGTTGGCGGTACTAACTACACCTACATTTCAACTGGTGAGTTGACCTTGGCTCGCAAGACTGCCCCAATCTTCACGATGGGTACTCAGGCTCCTCACGTCAACTTCGCAGGACCTCTCGAAGTGACCGGAAAGTTCACCGCAGTAGTCGACAGCAACGCCGACACCTGGTCAACTGGATCTAGCGCCTACGCTTTGACCCGCTCACCTCAGGCTGTTGTAATCACGATGACCGACCCTAACGACACCGGACACTCGTTCTCAGTCACCATGACTAGCGTTCAGTTCCAAGACGTTAAGCGCACCCGCGGTAAGGAATACACCGAGGTTGAAGTATCATTTACGGCAAACGCCAACTCAACGGACGCTTCGACTGGCTACAGCCCAATCGCAACGACCACTATCAACGGCGTTTCAACCGCGTACCAAACCGGCTACTAAGCCACCTAGAAAGGGGACACAATGCCACTCATCGAACTACCAAACGGCCAGAGCGCAGTCATCAAGAACCGAGAGGAAATCACCGAGCGTCAATCTCGCGTGGTCTCCAAGGCGTATCTTCGAGCTGCGACCTCAGCCGTCAAACTCGCTGAACTCGGCTTCGATGACAAGAACCCTGGCACATGGGGAGTCATTGGCAATCTATCGGAAGAGGACCAAGAGGGTCTCACGGCGTATCAGGCTGCGTTAATCGTTGCCATGGTTTCATCGTGGACCCTCGGGGACCTCCCGACTGACGACTCGGTTCTAGATCTACCCAAAGCCACCTTTGACCAACTATCAGAGGCTTGCGCTGATGAGTACAACCGCACTCAAGAGTTCGGACCCGATGGAGTCAAAGACCCAAAAGCGCCTATCGCCGACTGAATCGGTTAGCGGAGGCACTTAGAGGCAAAGAAGTCGAACCCGACCCCGAACTGTTTGCGCTATGGCGTGAGTATCAGTTCAGGACAAAGTTTGGCGTCACCCATGAGCAGTACCTAGACGAGCCGGTCCACATAATCGAGTGGATGACGGCTTTAGACAACCTCAACACGGAGCTCACAAATGGCTAGTTCAGTTGGCGTAAAGATTGAGGTAGACGACCACTTGTTCATCGCCAAGATACGCAACATCGAAGCCGCTTCAATGGAGGCCTCTCGCAAGTTCGTCACCCAGGGCGGTCTCATGCTAGAGACCAACGTGAAGAGCGAGGGCTTTAACCCACGCCCAGCCGGTTCCCAGCGCACCTCCAAGT